AATTGCAAGCAAAAGCCAGTACCGGTACTGCGGCCTTAACGGTTTCGCAAGAGGGCTATTTGATTTTGAATGGTTAATCATGAGCACTCCAGCATGGCAACGCAAAGAAGGGAAGAATCCGAACGGTGGCTTAAACGCCAAGGGTCGGGCATCCGCAAAGAAGGAGGGGATGAATTTAAAGCCTCCCCAACCCGAGGGCGGATCAAGGAAGAAGTCTTTTTGCGCCAGAATGTCAGGAATGAAAGCCAAGCTGACTTCAGAGAAGACAGCCAAAGATCCAAACAGTCGGATTAACAAAAGCCTTCGGGCGTGGAAGTGTGCTGATGGCTGCGCCATTAGAGGACATACCAAAGGAAGGATAATCTAATATGGCTACTAAACCAATATCTTATGCAACACCCCAGGAATTGGTTGAAATGCTTGCGGGTCCAGAAAAGGATGTTGCTGATGTTCCAATGGGTAGCAACAAGTTGTCACCTAAAGATATGTATAGAGCTATTCAAAATGACGTTAACAGCGTCACAGGAAAAGGCAAATATACTATTGCCAAATATCCTGGCGCAAGACAAGATGCAATGGATCGAGTTAATGAAGATTCTGATGTTGGTAGATTTGCAGCTCCCGGAATGGGAGATCAAGGTCAATTTGCCGGATCAAGCGGATCTGAGGGGATGAAAAAAGGCGGCAAGATTAAACATTATAAAAGCGCATCTGCGGCTGTTAAGGCGGCTGAAAAACGCGGTGATAAAAGTATCACAATAAAGTTTAAACAAACCAAAACATCTAAACGTGGCGATGGAATTGCTCAACGCGGCCATACCAGAGGAAGGATGAGATAATGCCAAGCACAAGCGCAAAACAACACAGATTCATGGAGGCGGTGGCTCACAATCCATCGTTCGCCAAGAAAGTAGGGGTCCCTCAAAATGTGGGGCAAGAGTTCAGTAAAGCGGACAAAGGCCGCACATTTAAACAAGGTGGAAATATGGAAAAGCACGAAATGCATCATCATCACATGAAAATGGCTCATCATCACTTGAAAGAAGCGATGAAACACGGCGGTCATGTTAAAAAAATGGCTACCGGTGGAGTCACTGGAATGCACGGTGTTGAAGAGAAAAAAGGTATGACTACAGCCAAAATGGCCAAAGTCAAAGAAGGCGGTAATAAGCGTTTTGGCGAGCACTCTGTTCAAGAGCGTGGTCACACCAGAGGTATGGAGCCCAAGATGGCTGGTTCTACAACGGGTATGAAGCGTGGTGGCCACGCTAAACATCATCACAAGAAGTGAGGACATCATGAAACATCATCACGAACATCATAAGCACGTTCATCCAGCTGGACACGAACATCCTCATGAGCACAAACACCATGTGCATCACATGAAGGAACATGAAGCTGGTGGACATGTTCACCATCATCACCACTACGGAGAGCATGCTGCTGGCCATCACAAGCATCATGAAATCGTAGAGCACATGCATAAGCACCAAGAATCCAAATAAGGAGATTATCATGCCAATGAATCCAATGATGATGAATCAAATGGCGCCTGCGGCTGCTCCAATGCGCCCCAGAACGCCTATGGCAGGCCGCATGCCCATCAACCCCTTGTTGGCTGCAAAACGTCCTGGTGGCATGAAAAAGGGCGGTTCTGCTCATCGTGCAAGCGAGCGTGCTGATGGTTGTTGCGAGAAGGGACACACCAAAGGTCACATCGTAATGTGTGGTGGCGGGATGGCTAAAAAATGATGGCAAGTCGCGGAATGGGTGATATCAACCCATCCAAAATGCCTGGCAGAAAAACGATACATCGCAAGGATAATCCGAACGATGTATCTGTCTACAAAAAGGGTGGCGAAGTTTGGGACAAACCTAGACCCAAAGGTTTAGGAAAACCCAAGAAACTAAGCCCCGCTAAAAAGGCTGCCGCAAAGAAAGCTGCAAAAGCGGCAGGTAGACCTTACCCAAATCTGATAGACAACATGAGAGCGGCTAAATAATGGCACAAACATCTGGTTTATCAACGTTTAATCTACAGCTTCCCGAGTTAGTCGAGGAGGCTTTTGAGCGTTGTGGCGGTGAATCCCGTACCGGATATGACATTAAAACAGCCAGAAGATCATTGAATTTGCTTTTTACAGACTGGGCAAATCGCGGAATTAACATGTGGACATTTGAGCAAGATGTAATTAATCTTGTTCAAGGCCAACCAACTTATGCGTTGCCAGATGATACCGTTGATTTATTGGATCACGTTATTAGAACGCAACAAAATCAGCCGTCAAACCAAGCTGATTTGACAATTACACGCATAAGCATGCCAACTTATGCAACGATACCCAACAAATTAATTCAAGGCCGCCCAATTCAAGTATGGATTCAGCGCCTTACAGCCAATACTCAACCTACTGCTGTGACCGTTTATTCTGCGGTTGGCACTAGTGACACTCAAATTGCAGTAAGTTCTTTGACTGGATTGCCAAATGCTGGCTTTATTACCTTAGATAGCGAGTTGATAGGCTATAACGAACTACAACCAGCTGCAAATGGTAACCCAGCATACCTCTTAAACTGCACTCGCGGTCAAGGGAACACCACAGCAGCTACCCATATTGCTGGCATTGCGGTACTTTTATCTCAAAAGAACAGTATCACTGTATGGCCAACGCCTGATGGCGCCAATACATACCAGTTTGTCTACTGGAGAATGCGCAGAATGCAAGATGTTGGTAGCGGTACCAACATTATGGATGTCCCTTTTCGGTTTATTACCGCTATGGTGAGCGGCTTGTCGTATTACATGGCGTTAAAAGTGCCAGGCGGACTGGAAAGATTGCCAATTTTGAAGTCTCAATACGATGAGGCATGGGAATTGGCTGCCGGCGAAGACCATGAGAAGGCTGCCGTAAGGTTTGTGCCGCGCAGAATGTACATTGGTGGGGGTTATTCGTAATGGGTAACCGATTTTCCTCTGGCAAGAACTCGATTGCCGAGTGTGATCGGTGCGGATTCCAATTTAAACTGACAGAGCTCAAAAAAGAGATCATCAAAACCAAGGTTTATGACCTAAAAGTCTGTCCAGCCTGTTGGGATCCAGATCAGCCTCAGTTGCAATTGGGTATGTACCCAGTAGATGACCCCCAAGGCGTGCGTGATCCACGTCCTGACACCACATATTACGCTTCTGGCGTAACGTCTGATGGTAGTATTGGTGGTGGTAGCAGAGTTTTTCAATGGGGATGGAATCCTGTGGGCGGAGCTAGTCAATTTGATGTTCCTTTGACTCAAAATAATTTGCTTCTACAGGTGCAAATTGGTACAGTCACAATAGTTACAACGTAGGAGTTTAGAATGAAACATGATGACATCAAGGAAGACAAAAAGCTAATCAAAAAGGCTTTTGGTATGCACGATAAGCAGGAACATCCTGGCAAACACACTGATTTGAGTAAACTCAAGAAGGGTGGAAAAATCCACAAGATGGCCAAGGGTGGTGTCACCGGTAAAGCCATGAGAGCTGTTGGCCGCAATTTGGCTCGCGCTCATAATCAAAAACCTGGGAGCAAATAATGAAACCAGAAGTTAAACCCACCAAAAAAAATAGTCCTGCTATTCATCGCGCGCGTGATGTTAATAATGGCCCTGCTGATGAGTATGCAAAACCGCATGATATGAAAGGCCGTCCTGTTGGACCAGCCGATGCATTCACAGAACCAGAGTTCCAGAAGAAAAAGAACTGGGTTCCTTTGATGGGCGTGTCTATTACGATGGATGACCGCGTCAAAGAAGACGGCATCAAGATTCGTGGCACAGGTGCAGCGACTAAAGGTGTGATGGCAAGAGGCCCGATGGCATGAATTACACTCAGCTTAAGCAACTGATACAGGATTACACACAAAACTACGAGACTACTTTCGTAGCGGATATTCCTACGTTTGTTGAACAAGCTGAACAACGCATCTTTAATTCGGTGCAATTTCCGTCATTGCGTAAAAATGTTACCGGCACCTTATCGACTGCAAATCCATATCTGTCTTGCCCCAGTGATTTTCTCTCTACATACTCCCTTGCGATCTATCAAAATGTCAGCCCAACTGCCACTGGTTCTGCCGGCGCATACACAATCACGGTTAGCAGTGCAACAAACATCGTTCTCGGGCAACTTGTTGCGGGGACTGGGATTGCATCGGGGGCTACTGTTGTTGGTATTAATGGGCTTGTAATCACGCTCAGTATAGCCAATACAGGCGCCGTATCTGGAACAATGTCTTTCACTGGCAACTACAATTATCTTTTAATCAAAGATGTTAACTTCTTGCGTGAGGCTTATGGCAATCCAACTGCCTATGGAACTCCGCAATACTATGCTTTGTTTGGACCTACGGTTGCCAGTAGCACTGTAACCAACTACCTGTCTTTTATGGTGGGCCCAACGCCTGACACAAATTACAATGCGGAACTTCATTATTACTATTACCCAGTCTCGATATCGCAATCTTCGGATGGTACTTCTTGGCTTGGGAATAATTTTGACACCGTTCTTCTTTACGGCTCTCTTGTTGAGGCTTATACCTTTATGAAGGGTGAGGCAGACATGATGGCTCTTTACAATCAAAAGTACATTGAGGCACTTGCGTTGGCAAAACGTCTTGGTGATGGTCTTGAGCGTCAAGACTCTTATCGAGATGGACAATTTAGGCAGGTGGTCACATGAGCATATTTCAAACAGCTACGACCAGCTTCAAAGTTCAACTGGCTCAAGGTTTACACAACTTTGGGCCAACCAGTCCCAATACGTTTTATATTGCGCTGTTCAATTCAACCGCTACTTTGAATGCGGCTACAACGCAGTACTCAACGCAACTTGTTGGTGAAGTGCCGACTGGTAACGGATATACGCAAGGCGGTATTCCTTTGACGATTACGCAAACCCCAACATCTGGCTCCGCAAATGGTACGGTGGCTTATTGGTCATTTGCTAACGCAGTATGGAGCCCGGCAGCATTTACATGTCGTGGCGCTCTAATTTACAATTCGTCCCAGAATAACGCATCAGTATTTACTTTGGATTTTGGCGGTGATAAAACCTGTACAAATTCGTTCACAATTCAATTTCCGGCAGTCACTAACACAACCGCTATCATAAGGATCGCATAATGCAAACCGAAAATATTAAACCCACCGAAGGCTCTGCTGTAGCTGTAGCCACACGCAACTTTCTACTAGAAGATGCCAATGTGGTTGGTGCTTATACAGTCACTTGTACGGCGGCTGACGGCACGATCCGCTGGGAAGAAACGTTTAAGAATCTAGTGGTCAACGTGGGTAAAACCGACCTGTTGAACAAGTATTTTGCAGGTACTTCTTATACTGCGGCTTGGTATCTTGGCTTAGTGGATGGTGCTTCTAGCCCCACTTATAACGCTGCTGATACGATGGCTTCACATTCGGGATGGACAGAAAATGTTGGCTATTCTCAATCGACTCGTCCTGCTGCTGCTTTTGGCTCCGCTAGCGCTTCTGGGGGTGGGGCTGGCTCTGCTGGCACTGGCACTATTTCTACCTCTGCTACAGCA